GGTTCGCGTGCCGCTCGCCTTGCTCAATTGACACCAGCAGTTCCGGATGGAGCGACCGTATCCGGGTCGACGCCTGATCAAGAAGTTCGTCCCGGTGGGCGATGATAAGTACCGCGCGCTGGCCGAGGGGAAACGTCTCCAGCCACGGCCGCAGGCGGCTCGGGAGCGAGGCGAATATCTGGGTCTTCCCGAGCCCCGTGGCAGCCTGCACCAACAGGCGCGTCAGACCAGACGCCCGCGCCTGCACGATCGCGTCGAGACACGCGACTTGGTACGGTCTAAGTGTCCCGCTCACAGGCGCCCCATCACAGCCACCATCCGGCCAGCCTCACGAGCACATCCAGTAGGAACGCCAGCCCAGCCCCGTAGCCGCCCGCGATCCGACAGTCCACGCAGACGCGAAGCCGACTCGCCCGCATCCGCGCGCCGCAGTTGGCGCACTTGGTCTGCCGCCGGACACGCGGGTTCGTGCGAATGTCGTCAGGGTGGAGAGGGCTCATATCGTCCTTGTGGACTTCTTGGCCCTGACACCCGGCCAGCGGTCCAGTTGCTCGTGGAGCGATCTGGCGAACTCGTTGAGCTTGACGCCGTTGATCTGCAGAACGTCCGCAGGAATGCCCAGCCGCATCCGGGTGGCTGGATCGAGCACCGCCGCGATGAAGCTCGCCTCGTCGGTCACCTCGCCGCTCCAGGTGACGCGGTCTGACCCGACCTTCGCCACATCCGGCCGCACGGCCTCCACCTCGACCAGCACGGGTTGCTGGCGGGTTGCCGCGGCCTGCTCACGCGCCGCCTTGGCCGTTTGCACGGCTTCGATCGCCGCCCGGATCTTATCCAGGCTCAGCAGTCGTGCCGCGGCCTTCATGGGCTCCTTGTAGCCGGCCTGCTGCGCGGCGCGCTCTGGCATCGGATACGGCCCGGTGAGGTAGCTCACAAATGCCTCTTCTCGCTCGCTCAGGTCCGTCCGTGCCGCCTCGGCCGCTTCTGCCTCGGCCTCGAGGCGCTTCGCCTCCGCCTCACGGTCCGCACGTGCGCGGGCCTCCGCGGCCATCCGGAGCCGGTCCGTCTCCTCACGGGCCTTCCGCTCCTGGTCCTCTTTGTAGCGGTTGTGGAGCCGCTGGGCGATGCCGCTGGCCTCTTCGAGGGGTTGCGTGGCCCGGCCCCGTGCGGCCGTCAGGCGTCGATGGAGCGCCGAGAACGTCTGGCACACCGACCAGTGCGCCTCGACAGCCTTGGTGTCGGCGCTCGCCGTGCGGATGAAGGTCTGAATGTAAGCGTCCCCGTCCGCGGCGACTGGTGGATCGAGCGCACGTGCTGACACGAGCGTCGCATTCGCCTTCCGTTCGAGCGCCGCCGCCTCGCGGAAGAACGGCACAATGCCGGCGAGAAACGATCCGACCTTCTGCCCGTCCGTCTGCACCAGCGCGAGATCGGGTGATTCCGGAGGCAACACCTCTGCCTTGCGCGCTGTCGCTGTCTTTGCCATCGCTAACTCCTTCGTGTTACAGAATCGCGTCCTTCAGCAGCCAGATCGACTCGATGCTGGACGCGAAGTCCATCAGGAACCGCACCGCCTCTCGCGGTGTGGTGAAGCGCCGGATCTCAATCCGTGGGCTGATGAACGTGACACCGTCCGGCGCCTTCGCCCACGTCAGGCCCACCGAGATCCCGAGGCCACGCCCGAGCCGATTGGCCGCCGCACGGGTAATACTCATCACGTCCCCCTCCTCTGCCGAGCGCCCGAGGGTCCCGCCTCGGTGCGCTGAGCCAGATCCTAGATCAGGAGATACGTGGTTGTCAACTACTCCGCACGGCCCCGCTCGGCACCGCGGCCGAGAGCACCTTGACCTGTCGCAGCAGCTTGATGACCGTCGTTTCCAGGAGCTCGACGCGAGCTTCAAGCGCCACATGCCGGCTCACCGCCGCCCGCACGTTGGCGTCCTGGGGCTTCTTCGCTTTCACTACTTTTCGCATGCTTCCTCCTATTTCAGACTCCAGCGGCGCTTTAACGTGGCGCCAGAGGCGACCAGTTTTCCGCTGGCTTGTAGACGGTGCGCCGCCTTTACCACGCTCGACCGCTCGCACTTGACTGAGGCTACGACATCGGCCGGCGACATCGGGCCAGCCCGCAACACATCGAGAATGCGCCCCTCAAGCGAGCCACTTGATGCGCCGCGCATCTGACGCGCCGGGCGTGCCGCCGTGGCCTTCGGCTTCAATGGCGTAGTCGTGACTGGCGCAACCGCAGCCAGAAAGGCAACCACGGCCTCGACCGAGTCGGCTTCGACGATCGCGCCAGCCGAAAGTATCCGATACATCATGCCAGTTCCTCCTCCGCTCTATTGTTGATGGCAGCGTGCCGGTTCTGCCCCGCTTGGAGCCTACACGGGCCGACAGATGCCTCTGCCGACACATCACTCCTGGTCGCTCACCTTTTTAGGGGCTATTGCCGCGTGTCATCTCACCACGCCGACGCTGCCGTGCTTACCTCGAATTGTCCTCAGCGCACTCGTCGCAAATCCTGACGCGGTCGCCGTCGCGCTGTCGCACCTTCGAGCACTGCCCGCAGACCGGCCGGCCGCACGACAGGCAGGTCGCACGACAGGACCGGCTCCCCTCAGTGTAGCCGCCGCCAGTCACGTACCCGGCCGGCGCCGTGCAGGTCGGCCCGCTCACCTCGCAGGGGCGGCGCGCGGTCAACGCCCTCTCCACCGTGATCGGCCCATCCGCCGCCAGTTTACGTTTCTTGGAAGCGCGTGCAGTATCTCGGACGCAGAAGTAGCAGGTATACGTGCCGTTAGGGGTCGCTAGTTCTGCACGATTATTGATTCGCGTGTAGTCGAAGTTCTCGCACATCACAAACCCGTGCACCTTGCAGCGCGGCGGCTTATCACTCATTGGTCTCGCCTCTACGCTCACTGGCCCGTCCGCGCCGGGCAACGGCCCTCTTGGAGTGTCTGGGCTTTCAGGGCCGCGATGGCCTCGTTCCAGTTCATGCCACCTCCACCGCAATCGGTCCGTCTGCCCCGTCTGGGGTGAGGCACCGCACCACGATCCGCGGCCGCTGCCGGCCGTCGATCATGTCGTGGTGGCGACGGCACGCCTGAATAGTCCAAGCTGTTCCGTGCCGTTCCTCTGGCGCCATGTTTCTCGTGGCGGCTCTGGTTTTCGGCGGCAAGTGGGTAAATTGCGAGGAGCCAGCACATTCGAGGAGGTCTAAGTCTAAAAGGATCTTATCGTAATGATGCGACTGACGTACCCGACAGTAGCCGTCTCGCTCGACGCAGGCCGCGCGCACCGCCTTGATCACCGCCGCCTCATGGCGATCCTGGCGGGCCTTGATGGCTTTACGTTTCGTTGGCTTTGGGAAGGTCATCGGCTTACCTTGGTCCGCAGGGCGGCGAGTCGATCGCGCCACAGGAGGAGCGCGTTCTGTCTGTCCTGCCTGACAATTCCTTGCTCAGGGTTGAAGAATGCCCCAACCGACAGCGCCTCGGTCATCTCCTGTTCCAGCCTCTCCAGGGCCTCTGCCTGGGCGGCGAGGCGGGCCTCGGCGGTTTGCAATTTGTCGTCTACGAGGTCGTGCGTGTCGTACACCTCTTGGATGCGCTCGACGAGCGTGAGCCTGTGGTGATTGACCTCTATAGGCGCAGCGTCATCCAATAGGTTATGTGCTGCTTTCTCCTGTTCGCGGAGCGTGGCGACCTCCGCGTGGAGCCTTGTGATGCAGTTATCGGAACACGCCTTGTCGTCGGGGTTACTGCAATCGCGCGACCCGCAACGAGGACACTGGTGCGGGGCGTCAGGCTGGCTCATCGCGGACCCTCCCCTCAGCCAGATCGTGATGTTGTTCACAGGCCGCATCGAACCGTGGGTGCTCACGCGTCCCGCAGACGCAGGGCTCCGGCTCCATGCCGATGGCAATCCCAGGGCTGACATCCCAGCAGTCGAGGCAGCGCGTCCACAACCGGCCGTCTGACATCTCCAGGATCGAGTTCGGGTGCCCGTTCAGGGCACAAATAAAGCGCATCATGCGTCAGCCCTCCATCCCCAGCGTCGAAAGTACACGCGTGCCCCACACCGCTGGCACCGGCCCCAGAACGACGCGCCATCGAACGATTGCACCAGCGGCGCCTGATGCCAGCGCAACCAGCGGCACAGCCAACGCCTCATGACTCCCATCATCGGCCGCACGTCTGCTTAATAATCCTGCGGGCCTTGTCGACGTCCGTGCGCTTGTCGAACCGCTCCAGCCTGAATCTGCCTGTCGGCTTCAGGTAGAGCGCAAAGCGCGCGATCGCGTCCGCCGGCACGTTGACCGTCGGCTCGAGGAGGAACGCCTGGAGCGCCAACTGGATCGGATGACCCTTCAGCGGCGCGCCGCTCTTGATTTCGATCACCGACTGGAGCCCGTAGGTGATGGCGTGTCGGTCGATCCGCCCAGCGAATCGGAAGGTCGGATGGACCAGCGGCTCCTCCACCGCGAGGATCACGGGCTGGATGATCCGCATCGCCTGGGCGTGCGCGTGCAGGTAGGCTGCGTATCGGGAGTCCACCTGCGTGACGTCCTCAATCGCCCCGAGGTCGTAGTCGCTGGCGAGGGCGTGCACGGCCCGTCCACGCTCGCACGAGGCCTCGGTCATCCACGTACTGTCCACCCACCCGGTGGCTTCAAGCATCCCGGTGACATGCGGCAGCTCCTCGCCGGTGTCGAGGGCGATGTACTCGTGGACGTTGCCACCGTTGAACCGAAACGGCACCGCCTGCACGGTCAGCCTTCCTCCCCAACGTCACGCGGCATTGGGAGCGGCCCGGTCGCCTCAATCGCGGCACAGACGTCATCGTAATCCCGCCGCTTCAGCTCTTTGGTCGAGTCGACCCCGTAGACCGCCTTCAGCCACATCTTGGCCTCCGTCTCCACACGACCGGACTTCTTCAGGATCACCCAGAGCCGTTGTCGCTGGGGTTGCGTGATGGGCTCGTCTTCCTTCGGGTGGTGGCTCGCGGCGGGAGGTCTTCCCGCCGGCGGGACTGCATCCGTAGCCGGGCTCGTCTGCTGCCCCCCCTGCCGTCGCAGCCGCGCGACATACGCCTTGTCCCAGAGTTCCAGCCCCACCCCAAGCCGCTTGGCGCATCGCCTGAGCGCTGAGGCCACCGTCGATTCCAAGGCGTCCCCGTAGGTTTGGTGCTCGCCGCCGAAGAACTCCTGTTCCCCCATCGCAAAGGCCACCGGTTGACGGTGGATGTGGAGGATATAGGGACAGACCACGCACTTGTTCGCGGCGTCCATGGACGGGAGGCCGACCGGGACCAGCGCCCATCCAGTCCGCCCGAAGGCGCGATTGAACCAGCGGGTATATGTTTGGTGGGGGAGGTAGGGGATCACGAGGGGCCCGTCCCTCTTTTGGGCACGCCAGAGGACATCGGCCGGGTTCACGGCTTCCGCGAGGACGGCCTCTTCCTTCTCGGTGAGCGTAATCTCGACGAGGCCCAGACTGCCGAGCGCGATGCCGCCCGAGACCGTGCGTTCCAATGTGCGCTCTGGAGACTCAGCCGGGAGCACGGCCGCCGGCTTTGGCGCGGCCTTCGGTCGAGGATCCAGCCGCCGAACCATGGCACGTCGACGCACCAAGGCCGTGGAGGCCCGCGGCGCTGGTCGCCGTATGTGTTTCCTGTCTCTGGTTGCCACGGGAGGCCTTTCTGGGGTAGATTAGGGCTTCCACAGCCTCTCCCCCAAGGGCCGGCGCTGCTTCTTCTCAGCGTCGGCCCGCTTTTGTTTACGCTTCGTCCTGCTGCTTCTTCTTCGCCCGCAAGTAGGCGCGGGTATTCGCCTCGCCTCTGGCGCCGAATTCAAACACGTCGCCGTCGCTCACCGCTTCCCTGGGATGTCCCATGATCTCGTGATAGAGCGCCTTGAGCCGTGCCACGGCCGCGTCGAACTTCTCGAGCCCGACGTGCGTGAGGAGGCCCTGTTTGCGGTAGCGGCTGTCCCCCTTCACCTTGCCGGTGAAGATGCTGCCGCGGCCGTACGTGCGCCCGGTCGCTTTGCTCATGGTCGGGGGTCTCCATCGCCTTGGGCGAGCGGGACCACGGATGGGCCACATCGTGTGAGGCGCAGGCAATTGGGACCGAGTCGGCATGTGTCGCCGTCCCACTCGACACAGGCGATCGCTGAACTAGCGTCTCGGTCCGCGACCGGGGCGCCATACACCGCAGTCCCGCAGTCGTCGCATCGACACCCCGCCACACCGTAATCCCCGCACTGCGGGCACCAGCCGAGCTCCGCCGTCGTTGTTCCTGACTCCATACCGGAGAGCCTAGTGCATGCGCGGCCTAGTTGTCAACTGATAGGGTGTTGGCTCACTCGTGGTCAAGGACGGCGCAGCCTGCCAGCACCACGACCGCCGCGATCAGGTAGGCCACGAGCGCGAACGGGAACAGCGCCCACCGTAGCCACACGGGAAGCCCAGCGACCGGCTGCGGGACATCCTCCCCGATGCGGCCTTCGAGGCATTCCATCGCGTCTCACTCAGGCGGCGCGCGAGGCGTGTCCCGCGCCTTCGAGCAGGTCTCCCACGTCTCGTCCATCGACGTAGACATCCGCTACCCACCGGGCAAACGATTGCCGCCCCTTGAAGCTCTCGATCGCGATCTCGGCCTTGCTCAGCACCGCCTCGGCATACCGCAGCGCAAGCTGGCCGGCTTCCGTGTTTCTCTCTGGGCAGTTCCACCCCCGCAACCGGATCGGCACGATGACCCGCACCGTGAACCCGAGGTCTACGACGAGCTCGTAGGTGTCCCCGTCGATGACCCTGTGGAGCCGCGCGGCGTAGCGATAGGTGGGCGTCACTGTGGGCTTACTTCGGCGCCACGAGATGCACCGGCGCGCTGGTGACGAACCGTAGCGCGACGTTAATGATCGCGGTCCCGAGTGCGACGTATTCAGGCGGGAGCGGAATCACGCCGAGCAGCCCGGCCGCGCCAGTGAGGACGTTAAACCAGAACAGTTTCGATGTGAACAGCGATTTGGACATAGCAGCCTCCTCGAATACGTCGCCGAGCCGACTGGCACGGCGGTAGATGGTTAGCAGGCGGAGCGGATTCACGTGGCCTCCGCCGGACGCTCGGTGTACCGGAACACCTGCCCGCCGAAAGCCCATGAGACGCGAGGAATGTGCAACCGTGGAGCCCCACCGATACGCACCGCCCGGTAATAGACCTCTGCGAGGGCTGACGGCATCCCGCGCCCGACGAGGCAGACCAGGAATTGTTCATCGGCGCGGCGTCGATCTGCCTTGCCCCCCCCGTAGTAATACGCCTCGTCATGACGGACACAGCACGCGCGACAGGCGGTCGCCGACGCGATCGGGGCGAACGAGCAGCCATCAGACCACTCGTCACGCCACCTCGGGAGCATGCGCGTCATCGGCCGCGCGGCGTGGACGTTGGCACATCCCGGTGCAATTGCACGTATCCAATCAGGTGCGCATTCAAGGCTTTCACCTCCGACGTGAGGCCGTCGATTTGTATCGTCTGCACATCCACGCGCTCAGACAACCGGCCATAGGAGAAGACCGCGCCTATCAGCCCCGTGATCAGTGTCACGGTCAAGGCGAGGATTGCGATCAACTCTTTACTCATGTGAGCCTCCGCACCCCGAGCACGTCCATGGCCTTCAGCGCCGCCACCGTGACGCCATCGCTCTGATTGCCACCAAGGATGTGCACGGTGCCGCGCATCAGATCCGCGCCCGCGAAGAGCCCGACGTGCCCGGGGGCGTTGATCACCTCCGGGCCAGCCGTCGATCCCCCCCGCCGCAGAATCACCACGTCCCCAATCTGAGCATCATCATGGAGCGGCACCACGCGTCCGACGAGGAGCCATGACCTCGCCCGCGCCGACTTCGACCGCGGGAGCCGCAGTTGCCAGCAGAGCCGATTGAGAAACGAACTACACCAGGGGATCTCGTCAGGCGTATCGGGGCTCAGGCCACACGACTCGTGGCACCACTGGATGAATGGCGAGTCCAGCCCGCCCGGTCGCTCCTGGACCTCCCCGACGAACCGCTGAGCGCACTCGAAGAGCGTCATCGCGGCGCCTCATTAGGTGGCACGCACGCCGAACGCTGGGATTCACTTTGCGCGGTGTTCAAACAGATCCCGCGCAAGTAGAACCGCAGTTCTAAGTGTTCCTGCCGCATGGCCGTCACATCGGAGGCCACGGAACTCGTGATGGTGTAGGTCAGGAACAGCGCGATCGCCGCGGGCACCCCGTACCGGTAGACGAGCCGCACCCAGAGGGGCGTCAACCCGTTGGGCTCATGGTCGTGCTCGTCGCTGGCCATCGTCTCTAAGCCCCTCACCCTTCCACCCAGCCGAGCAAGCCGGTCACGATACGTGTCGTGCCGTCGTCCCCGGTCCACGTCGTCGTCCCGGCGGCGCCGGAATACTCCAGCCAGGCGTAAAAATGGTAGCCCAACGGGACGGCGGCGCGTAACGTCGCCCGCACGTACACGGGGACATTCGCGGCGGGGGCGTGGGCATTGCCGCCCAGGACGGTGGTCCCAGCCGTGGTTGAGTCGAGCCCGATCGTGGACTGGAATTCCACGCCGGCGCCGGTATTCTTCGCGTTCGCGGCCAGGTCGAGCCTGATGGGCGTCCCCACCAGTCCCACCACGACCTCGACCTGATTCCCCGCCGCGCCGTTGGCTTGCCGCAAGGTGGCCGTGGTGTAGGTCCAGGTGTTCGTCCCCTCGGCGACGCGGAGGACTCGTGGCACGCGGTTCTCGACGTTCCAGACGAACCGCTTCAGGTCGCTGTCCTCGGTCGTGTTTGACCCGGACGCCCGAATCGTGCCGAGGTATCGCCGGGTCGTCGCCGACGTTTTGACATACACCCCGTTCTGGAGCGAAATGGCGTCGGCCCGCGTTGTGTCGTTCGTCCACACCGCGGAGAGCTCGAGTGTCAGCGTGCCCGCGTTGGAGTACAGAAAGACGTCGTAGTTGTTCCCCGAGGTCACCGTCAGCGCCAGCGACCGCTCGGTGAAGGTGGACACCGACCAATTCGTCCCGTCGAAGAGCGCACACCTGGCGCCTCCCAAGTAGGGCGTGTAGTAGATAGTGCCCGCCGCCGTCACATCGGACGTCGTCACCGGGACCGCCGTGGTGAGCGTCAGCCGGCCTTGACACGCCAGCGGGATCATGTCGGCGTTCATGGTGACGACGCCGGCGGCCGTGCTCAGGAGAAGCCCGTAGGACGCCGCCGCGGGAAAGGTCATCGTGTACGGCGTGGCAGCTTGGATCTGGAGGTTCTGGGTGAGCGCCGTCGCCATAAACGGGTTCGCCGCGACGATCAGGGAGGTGGTGGAATCCGCCCCACCGACGAACCTGGCATTCGTGGGCGCCGTCGCCGTGGTCGCGCCGGCTGTAGTGGAGACGTAGTAGGTGCCGGCAGCGGTCAGGCCCGACAGCCCGGTCACGCGCCCTTGGAGCCGGAACGACCCATCGGCCCCGCTGGCGACGGCCGCTGGGGCGATCGCAATCGCCCGCGCGAAGCTCGACGCATAGGTGAAATCGGCGTCGGCCAAATACCAGCGCCCTGCGGTCAAGGCCCCGCTGCCATCCGAGAGGTAGACCACTTGCCCGACCGAGATCGCCACCCCGGCCGTCCCGGTCACGTCCAGGGAGACCGCCGTCGATGGGACGGCCGAGACATTATCGCGGGTCCAGTAGGTCGTGCCGCCTGTCGAGTTGGTGAGGACGAACCGGTAACTCGTGGCCGAGAGGAAGATGGTCGCCCGCCCCGCACTGTCGAGCACGATGGGATTCGCGTTCGCGGTGGTGAGCGTGACCTCGGTGAACGTGTCCTGTCGCGTGGTCGTGCCGGTCAGATAGGCATTGAGCAAGCATCCGCTGCAGACCGCGCCTGTGTTGGTGAGGAACTGATGAGAGATCACAGGGGCGGGCGTTCCGCTCTGTCCGAACGCCAGCGGCGCACATAGGAGGAGCGCCAGGAAGACCAGCGCGCGTCGGACTCGCATCATCGGAGTGTCCCTATTCTGCCACAAACCGCCTGAGAATCCACCGGGCGAGCAGCCCGACCGCTAGGCCGTGGCTCACCGTCGCCATCATCGCGCCAGCGAACACGAGCCATGGCGTCTCGGAGGCCCATAGGAGCCGCCCCAAGCCCTCACTGACCCACAGCACGACTCACTGGCCTCTCTCGCAACCCGCGGAGCAGGGTACGCTGATCCCGCTCCTGCTGCGCGCGGACGTCGTCCGATATGAGATGTTCTGCAGTGAAGGGTGTCCCTCGAAGCATGGCCCGTGTTGCGCGAGCCCGGACAGAGCGACTGGCCCGCTCACGTGCCCCTTGGAGTCGTTCGACTTGTATCTCATCGGCCACGTCCGCGAACGCGCGTCGTTCCTCCGTCTGCTCCCGCGCAATCGTCCGCTCCAGCGCGACTTTCGCTTCACGCCCGACCGCCTCGATGAGGGCGTCCTGCTGTGGCCGCGTCAGGCGCACCGTCTCTCCGCGAATCGTGAGGCTGGTGTTGGGACGCCCCGGGCGCACTCGGAGCCGCGCCAACGTCTCCGTCACGCGGTCTTCCACGGCCTTGGACACCTCTGGCACCGCGAAGCCACGCTGGAGAGCCCCGCCAGGCCGTGGCACCACGGGCTCACCGAACCGATCCCGCCTAACCGGCACCCGTGACGACAGCCCAGGCGTGATGGCCATGACGCTCTCGCGGACCCCGACAGGGGCCCGCTGATACGGATCGACCGCCTGGGTGATGTTGCGCGCGAGCCCGCTCAGCGGCACCAGCCCTTGCACGAAGAGGCTGCCCCACCGCCACGCCGCTCTCGGGTCGTCCAGGGCCGCTTGGAACGACTCCAACCCAGAGAGGAAGGACTGATCGAGCAGAGACCGTCCCGCGCCGGCCAGTCCAGCCAGAAGGGCATGTTGCGCCGCGGCGTCGTCCTGCGCTGACTCCTCCCAAGCCTTCCATGCGTTGGCCCATGCTGACAGCATGATCGAATACGGCTGGAAGAGGACGTACCTCACCCAGTACTCGCCCCACGGGAGGACGAGTTTTACCGCGTTGCCGATCTTCCCTTGCGCGTAGAACTCTTCGCGTTCGCCTTCGTCATCAGGCGGCGCTCCTGTCAACAAGCCCTTCGCCGCGGCCCAGATGATCGGCGCCATGAGGAGGCTCCCAAGGATCGCCCGGCCGCGCGCTTGGGCTTGCACCCGCGGGTCGGATGACCGCGCGCCACGCATCGCGAAGCCCGCCGGAGACCACTCGAACCCTTGGCGCGTGATGGCCCCTGTGATGCGCATGAAGGGGGCCAGAATCGTCGAGGCGGCGCGCACCGGGACCGATCGTTCCTGATCTTTGAACCACAGGAACCCCTTAGTGATCTCGCCTGGCGCCTCGTTAAAGGTCGCGTGCGCCTTGTACTGCGCCGCCCGTGCGATCAACGCCTCCGCAATCTGCCCATCCCGCGTGTTCCGGTCCGTCGCCGCGAACAGCGTGGCCATCCGGTCAGCGATGCTGGCCTTGTCCCTCAGCCCTTCCTGCCGAGCCTGGGCGAACGCGCCTGCGTGGAGTTCCTGGTGGTAGGCGATGCCGCCGAAGAACTCATCCATCGCTTCGAGCCCACGCCCAGGGATGTTCCAGGGATTCTTGAGCCCGCCAGGCATCTCGAACCGCGGCGTGTCGAACTTCCCCGTCTCCTCCGCCGCCGTCACGGCTGAGCGCCTGAACCCTTGCGTGAAGACGAACCACGCATTCCGCACACCCACGTCGACGCCCACGAACGTGCCCGCAATGGCGTGGGGGAGTTCGCTGGCGTAGATCGACCGCTCGCCCCCATGCCTCGCCACGCGATACAGATCAGCCGGGATAGCCCCGAGTGGCACGACGAGATTCGCGAGGGCGTTGAAACTGTTCCCGATGGTGTTGCGCTCCTGCGTCTTGATCCCGGAGAGGATATTCCCGTAGTAGTACGCCTGCACGTAGTCGAACCATGTCCCGCGCGTCCGCTGCCGGAGGAGCTGCAACTGCTTCAAGGGGTCCCCAGCGGCCTTCAAGTCGTCGGCGGCAATCTGGGCCAGATCCCCGTTGAACCCTGTGGCCTCAAGCATCCGCTCTAAAAACTTCGACTCGCGCAAGTCGAGGATACGGCCCTGGGTCTTCAGGATGTTCATGGCCCGCCCGGTTTCGGCCTTGAGCCCTCGGTAACTGCCCGTCAACACCGTCGCCACGTTGGTCAAGTACACGACCTGCGCCTTGTCCCAATCGGTCGCCGTCTTGTCCGCGAGTTTCTGAAGGAGCGGCTTGCGGGCCGACAAGGCCGCGGCGATGGCATTCTGGTACTGCTTCAACTCCGCCGCGTTCGCCGTCGTCCCAGGCTTCAACGTCTCCAGCGGGAGCCAGACATCCTTCGCCAGTTCCTCGGTTCTCGCCCATGACTGCACGCCTCTGCGCTGCCCCTCGAAGCCGCCGAACTCCTCGAGGAGGTGCTGGACATCCAGCCGGATCGCCTCCGGCATCTTCTGAATGGACGGGAACTCCAGAATGCGCGCATCCGGGATTGGCTTCGCCGGCGGCACAGCGCGCCCGGAGTCCTGGTAGAACGGCCGCGGCCCGAATGCCGCCGCCCGCAGCTTCGCTTGGTCAAAGATGGTCTGGAGGTGCGGCCGGACCGCCTCGCCGAACTCGCGCACCATCTCTGCTGACCATTGCGCGAACTGGATGGTGCCCTTCGCGATCTTGGCGGCGCCGATAATCACCAAGTCCGCGAGGTCATCGACAGGGATCCCGGCGCCCACACGGCCGCCGCGGAAGGTGCCGCGTTCCGCGATACGCGCCTTCGCCGCGTCCTCGATACTGTCCAGCGCCGCGACGGCCTTCGGCGCCTTGGCGGCCTCGTCTCTGGTGGCGGCCTGCGCGGCACTCTCCGCGGCCAGCGTGGCCCCCAACGCCTCGGCCTTCTGCTTCGCGGCCTGCCACCGACGCACGATGTCGCTCTCGCCGGCTTGGCGGATGGCCTGCTCGGCGGTCGCCAGTTCCTTCGTCCAGTGCGTGAGAGACGCCTGAAGGTCGGCCGCCTTGTTGGAGATATTCTCGTACCGGCTCACGAGCGACTGCACGACGTTCGACCCCTCACCGAATGTCTCCCCAGCGGGCGGCTTGTCGACGATCACGCCAATCGTGCCCATGTCTGTGCTCTGGGCATCGAAGGCGTAGTACACCGAGCCGCGCCCATACGAGTCCTCCGAGTACAGCGCCGTCAGCGGGAACGGCCCGAGTTTCCCGAGCACGACCGGCGTCTGGAGGTTGCGCGCCTGTAGCACGGCCGGCCCGTGCGCGAGGAGCGCCGTATTGGCCGCCTTCCGGTCCGTGATCGCCGTCCCGTCGACCGTCATCACGAACCGGTCTGCCTTCAGCGACACCCAGTGCTTCGCCATCCACTCCGTAAACCTTTGGAGCCGCTCGGTGTACGTCGCGATGGCGGCCGTCGCTTCCTGCTGCGCCCCCGTCGCCCTCGCAAGGCTGCGCTTCTGCGCAATCGCCTGCGACTCCAGCCGCTGCGCCTCGTTCCGGAGCTTGATGAGGTCGATCCCGCGCGGATCGCCGGTCGCCAGGATCTGCGCTTCCTCGATCGACCGGTTGAGCGGGTCCTCGTCGCTGAAGGTATCCGCCTCGCCACGCATGAACTGGTCGATCCCGGTCGCCTTCTTGGCGATCAGGCCGTAGCTCCATTCGTCACTGGTGCCCTTGGTGACGAACCGCGTAATCCGCACGGTGTCGTAGGTGTTGCCCTGCCGGATGATGCGCCCGAACCGCTGCCGCACGTCGCCAGGGCGGCGGTGGCGCGGGACATCGATCTCCACCATGTGCCCAAGGCGCTCCTGAATGCTCATCCCGACGCCGCCGATGTCGGTCGAGGCGAACACGAACCGGATCTCTCCGGCGCGCGCTGCTTGAAACAGCGCCAGCCGTTCCGCCGCGTTCCTCGCTTGGTGGACATACGCAATCTCGCGCGACGGGACGCCCCGCTCGATCAGGGCCTGCTTCAGCGCGTCGTAGAGGTTGAAGGCCGCCGCGGTATCCTCGACGTCTGGCCCGTCCGCTTCTTCGTCGAACGGCACATCGTCGAGCCCGGCTTCCTCGAGGCCCTCAGCCGAGCTGGCGACCGTCCCGAGAAACTCTAGCGGCGAAGGACTCTGTGGCGTCCCCACGTCCATGAAGACCAGGGTGACGCCCTTCTTGCCGCGCTCCTTCCGATACCACGCCGCCATCTCCCTCGCTGCGGTCTGCACCCGTGACCCCTTGACGTCCTCCACGTAGCGGCCGAGCACGAGCCGTGGATCGACCGCCGCGAAGGCCGCATCCTTCATCACCGTCAGGATATTGTCCTTGGCTGGCCCCTTCTGTCCTGCAATGACCTGCCCGCTGATCGGGTGAATCCGGGTCGGGGCGTTGTAGACCTTCGTCCGGTAGTTGTACCAGGGCCGGTTCTTCCGCAGTTCATCCAGCCGGCGCGTGAACCAGTTCTTGATGATGTCGTACGCCGGATGCGGGTCGGTGTTGATTACCGTGACTTTGCCGCCTTCGAGCGTCGGGAGCTTGAGGTACGGCATGTCAGCCATCGACACGTAGTCCATCACCTCGGCGAACATCTGGTGGAGCGTCTTGAGGTTCTTAAAGTCCTGGAGGCGCCGCACCTCGCGATAGCTGCCGTCCGGCAGTTGCTCAGGGGCGCTGGCCACTTTCGCGAAGGCTGCATACCAGTTGTCGAAGTGATGCAGGCCCGCATCCCTGAGCCGCTGAGGCTGGAGATACCGCTGCATCGTGAACGCCTCGGCGAGCGAGTTCATGACGGGCGTCGCCGTGGCGAAGATCAGGTTCCGGTAGTGGCTCGCTTCGTTGATGTCCTGGACCTTGACGTACAGGTCGAGCGACTTATCCGCCTCCGAGTTCGAGAGCCCACGCAGGCCGTTGATGTTGGTGTGGAAGTACAGGTTCTTGAAGCTCTGGGCTTCGTCGACGATCAGCGCATCGACGCCGAGGTCCTCCCACGTGAGATTCTTCGATGAGCCCGCCTTCTTGATCTTGTCGAGCTTCTCGTTGAGCTTGTCCTCGATTTGCCTGCGGCGTCGGGCCAGTTGCTTGACGGAGGGGTGATCCGCCCCGTCTCGGTCGATGGCCTCTGCCTCCGCCGCGACGATCTCGTCCAGAATCTGTTGGAGCATGGACGCCATGCGCGCATCGGACACCGAGAGGAGTTGAAACGACGAGTGCGGCACGAGCACGATGTCCCAGTCGCCGAACGCAATCCGTGCCATCGCGGCTTGGCGTTTCTCCGCCCCGAGATCCTCTTCCGTGAACGCCAGAATCTTCGCCTGCGGATACGCCTTGACGATGTCCTCGCGCCACTGTCCGAGGAGATACGTCGGCACCGTGATCATCGGCTTTCTGGCTCGCCCCAGCCGCCGCATCTCCATCGCGATCACGATCATCTCGAAGGTCTTCCCGGCCCCAACGTCGTGCGCCAGGAGGGTATTGCCCGACACGATCGCCCGCCAGATCCCGCGGAGCTGGTGCGGGTGGAGCGGGAACGGCAGGGCGAGACCAGGCAAGGCGCGCGTCCGCGTCCCGGTCTTCGTCTCTGGATTCCACGCCGTGACGTTAGCCAAGTGCGATCCGTCGAACACCCGCGGGACGGTCCGGTTCATCCGCTCGTTATAGATCGTCAGCAAGCGATCGGTGCGCGCCGCGTTGCTGTAGACCCACGTCTGCCACTGGCGATCCAGTTCATCGAGGTTCGCCCGCGCCGCTTCTGTGCCACGCGGATCGCGCACGGTGTGCTTTTTGTCACCGCTGCCCTCCGTCCACTTCAGATCGGGAAGCCGGAGGTTGAGCGCATCATCGACGAGTTCCGTAAACGTGTAGACGTAGGGCTTCTGCCCGCCGTGGTCAGGCCCATACGGCACGGCGAGCGGATGCGCTTGGGCTCGCCCCTGCGACTGGCCCCTGTAGTTCAGCGTCCAGCGGGAGTAGGTCAGCGTCTGGTCGTGCCGGATCGTGACGTCGTCGGCGTCGAGCCCGAGTTGCTCCGCGACGAACGCCTCTCGGACGTCCTGCGGCACCCAATGCGCCCCGAAGGCAATCTGCGTGTCGGCGACCGTCTTCTCGGTGGGCTGGACGGCACGGAGCGCCTCCACGTTGCGCGCGAACGTCGCTGGATCAGCCGCCTCCGCGTCGGCGAGCTTGGTTTTGACATCGCCGCTCAGGTACTCGTCCCTGAGCGCCCACGTCCCATCAGGCTGCTCGAACACGAGCCCCTCGGCGAGCAGCGCGGTCTGTTGTGCCTCGGCTGTCTGCCCGCTGATGCGCGCGATGTAGTCCCAGTCAATCACGGCCCGAGAACTCAAGGACGCCAGGAGCGCGTCCCGAGGGGTCTCGGCGCGGTCGATCTCGGCGACGGCGTGAATCGTCCGCTTCGTGAAGATATCGGAGAGCGCCTTGACGGTCACTTCCCCGGCTATCGTGCGCGTGCCTTTGACCAGCTTCTCGGTGGCGACAATGTGGACGTGTTCCAGCCCAAGGAGGTTCGTCGCGTCCGGATCGGTTTGGAACGTCCGGCGGTTCTCCAGTGCGTTCAGGATGCCGTGTTTGCTGACAAAGTCCTTGTACGCCTTCGACAGGCGCTTCTGGGCCGTCCGGATCTCGGCGTCCGACTGGTCGGTCCGCATGGCGGCAACCACGGCCCGCAGGTAGTCACGGATGCCCACCATGCCGCGAATCCTGGCGGCGGCCGTCTTTCCCTTCGGCGTCGCGTCAACCAGCGCCCCGTCCTGGTCAGACACACGGAGGATTTGGCCCTGTGGTCCAATCCGGTACTCCCCGACCGTAAACCGGCCTTCTGCTAACGTGGGGGCCTCTGTGGTGGCTTGTGACGTGGCTGGGCGATACGCCCCCTCTGGGAGGATCGTGCGGAGCGCCGTCCGGATCGCGTCCTGCAGATCGGCGGTGGTCGCCGTGACCGTGTACTCCCCGCCAGCCCGCATGGTGCCTTCGAGGCTCTCGGTGCCCAAGAGAAGCTCGGGGTGGTCGGTGTACCAGGAGGAACGGTAGACGTTCCGCTGTACGCGCTTGGCATTCCGGCCCCAGCCCTGTGTCACCTCGCCGCTGAACGCCTCCACCTTCGGTGATTCAATAAACGCCTTGGCGTTCCGCGCGGCACCGGTTTCGCCGTCCTCCATCCGTTGAAGCACGATGAGGTCGGTCACGACTTCCGTTTTGGCCGTTTTGTCGAACGCGGTATTCGGGAGCCGCACCGCCCCGACGAAGTGTGCCCGCTCCATCAGGTATTGCCTGACCCGGGCCCCTTGCGGCCCGTCCATCGTGTACCGGGACGTGACGAACACCACGAACCCGCCAGGGCGGACGTGCTCCAGTGCGCGAGCGAAGAAGTAGTTATGGATCCGGTCCGTGATGAACTTCGGGAACCGGTTATCTTCGACGCCGAAGTCCCCGAACGGGACATTGCTGATGACGAGGTCCTGCGTCCCCCGTGGGATCCGTGCCTTCTCGTACCCGCTGACCTGCACCTTCGCTGACGGATAGAGGGCCTGCGCGATCAGCGCGGTGAACGCATCCAGTTCCACCGCGGTCAACGTGGACTGCTGCCGCACGGCTGGCGACATGAACCCAAAGGCGTGCCCAGTCCCGACCGCCGGCTCGAGCACGCGGCCGCCATGGAACCCGGCCGCCTCAAGGGCGGACCAGATGGGGGCGTACAGGTCAAATGTGAAATGGGCATTCGGCGACGAGCGGATGAGACTCGCGCGCTCGTTCTCGGTCAGAACGGATTGCAGGTCGCGCCAGATCGCCTTCTGCGGCCCACTCCAGTCGTATTTGGGCTCATCGGCGAGGAACTGCGCAAGGGCGTTGTCGCCCCAGCCCACATACTTGGCGAGGGCCTCTTGTTCGGCGCTGGTTGGGTGGCGCTGCTCAACAAGAATCGTCTTCACCATCCTGATGGCGGCGACGTTGTCCCTGAGTCTGACGCCGGCTGGACGCGAGATAATCGCGGCTATGCGGGCTGGGGTGAGCTGGTAGTCGCCAGGGGGGACGCCTGGGTCGGCGGCGTCTCCGGAGGTGGCCAGAGCTCCTCCCGAAACGGTTCCGCCGCTTGGATCGAATGCAGTGCCGGGTTCCGTGCCTGCGCGAGCGTCGTCTGATACGCCTGGTACCACCACGCCGCCCGGACCGCTGTCTCGAACGCCTGCTCGCCCCCCTGCGCCCTGAGCGCCTTGACCCGACTCGGGACGAACTGCTCCCAATGGGCCTTCGCGTCCAGTTCCACTGGGCTGAGCGGTGACGCCTCCACGCTCGGGTAGTTCCGAGGCAGGATCACGACCGGGTCGGTTGCCTTGGACATCCTGGTCCGGAGTGTGCGCCTCTTCCTGGAGGCTGTCAACTGTGCGGGTTTCCCCCCGCAGCATCTCCCACGCCAGTTCAAACGCCCGCTCGGTCTTCGCCGCGAGGACAGCGTACTCCTCCTTGAACATCCGCCAAGCACGCTCGAATTCCACGACGCCGTCGTCGATGTACGTCCGCATGATCCCGACCATCAATTTGATGTGCTTCGGGTCGGCGCCGACGTTGAGGGTCGTCCCTAACTCTTTGGCGAGTTCGGCCGCAAGGGCGTCGCGCTTCGCCTTGTTGGCGGCCTTTCTGGCGTCCAGGTCAGCGGCCTTCGCTGGAACGGGCACCGCCGCAAGCATCGCCTCGGCCTCGTCGATGTTCTCAGCCCGCGAGATGTCGATCTTCCGCACGGCGGCTTGGTTCCGAGCTTCAGACCATCGTGTCGTGAGCGGAATCGGTCTTCGAGTCTGCTGGCCTGTCGTGAACTCCTCCTTCGACGGAGGCGCCTGCACCGGCTCGGTGACGTACCGCACGCCGCCGCCTTCGGTCCGTGTGGGGATGAGGCGCGCCTTGTCTGGCTTCGGCGCGTCCGGGAGCCGGTCGTTGCGCACTTCTAACGCGATGCGCTGTTCTCTCGTTGTAGCCCGCTTGTCTGTGCCGTAGGCGATCGCGGTCAACTCCTCGGTCGTCCGAGCCTCCATCTCCTGCCGGACACGGACATCTGGGCTGACCGCCACCTCGGTCATGCCAGGGATCATCGTCGGGCCGATGCCGACGATCCCACGCGCCTCCGCCACCGCCTGCGCCTCTGGCAGGCTCCCCTGCCGCCGATACCAGACCTTGTTCGTCTTCGCCCACCGGTAGCCCGCCTTCTTGAGCCCAGCCAGGACATCAGCCGCGGGCTTCGATGGAAAGGCGATCTCGACGGACTGCAATCGGCTGTTGTAGGTGATTTGCGGGCCTTCGGCCGCAGCCGTCGTCCGCCCAGCCCCAACTTGGATTGGCTCTCGTAGTCGCGCCGCGAGCGCCCGGATATACTTCTCGATGTGAACGCCCTGGACTGCCTCTGCTGGTGACCCAGACTCCATCCCACGCCAAGCGGTGTCGTACGCGGCGAGCTGTTCTAGTAGCGCATCGGCTTCTTTGGGCCGTCGGGCCAGCTCGGCTAAGTCCACGTCAGCACGATCAAGCATGAAGCTGATGGACTCGCCGAATGGGGCTAATTGGGCGAGCATAGCGTCGCGGCTCTGCGTCGCCTGCGCGGATGGCCTCGCGGCGTTCTCTTCGGCTGTCCACCCTGGCACGGGTGCCCCGACGTTCGCCTCGTCCCAGCCCTGATACCACGCCTCCGCATGGCCGTTTGCTATGACGCCACGAGGCGCGATTCGCTTCTGTCCCTTCGCGAACGCGGCTCGACCGAGATCCGCGCCACTCTGTCGCACTGGCGCCTGAAAGCCGGCTGGTGATTCCTGTGGCTGCGTCTGAATCGGCGCGGCCTCCTGCTCCAGCCGCGCCATGATGGCCGCGGTGATCTCCTCATCGGACATCTCGGCGGCCCGGCTCGGCGGCGCCGCCTCAATAGCAGGAGCCTTCCCATAGCCACGTCCATCATTACGCTCGATCTCCACACCCGTCTCAGCGTCCCAGAGCCTCCCGTTATAACTGCCTCGGCCGATGGTCTTCCCTGTGCGCGCATCCACAATCGAGATGTCTGGAAACTGACTCGCACCACCGGCTCCCTCGCTCTCAAGCCGGTCACGGAGGGCATCAATCATCTGTCCCGCCGCTTCCCACGAATCGACCGCCTGAATGTCTGTGATGCCTTCGATCCGCACACCGAGACTCGGCTTGGCCGTCAGGTCGTCATCGGACATCTCGGCGGCTGGCTTCTGGGCGGGTATGACTCGCGGCGGTAGTCCCTCTTTTTCGCGCATCGCGTCGTGCTTGGCGCCCCACTCTCGCTCCCACTTCTCTTTGTCCTCTTGCCGGGACACTTGAAGCGAGGAGTACCACTGCTGCTCGTCATCCGTCATCGGCTCATTGAACGTGGCCTTGTTGTAAAGGTCGAGCGGGTTGTATTTCAGCGGGTGCGCCAGGTAAGCCTGACTCGTTGCGTCCTTTTCGGTCTCGCGCTTGGCCTTCGGCGGCGTCAGGTCCACCACGTCTCCGGCAGCCGCAGGCCGCCCGGCCGGGGTCTCCGCTGAGGAGGGCAGCGGCACCGTCTCGGGCGCGGGCGACGCCACGGCCGCCGGAGTCTCTTGGATGTCGTCAAGGCTGTAGGCGCCGCGCCGTCCTGGCTCACGCTGGGCCTCTATTGGGGTGGGTGGAGGCGCCTGTTGACGAAGTCCGACCGCCCCAGCCGCGCCAAGCGGACCCGCCACGATTCCGGCCGTCGCCACCCCCTGTGACCACGGCCTCGATGGGTCGTATTCCCTCGCCAGACGATTCCCGATCACGGTCTGGCCGCTCTCCTGCGTCGCTTCGCCGACGGCGCCAGCCGTCAGACGTGTCGCGAGTCGCTTGGACGCCGGCAGGACGTACCCTGGCACCGCTGAGGCCATCAGGAGGCCGAACTGCTGCGCGAAGGCTGACGCCGCCAGTTCGGCCGCACGATCGGCGTCCACGCCCTTGTCGAGCGCATCGCGGTGTTGGCCCCCGGCTTCGACGAACGCTTCAAACGCCGCACCAGCCGCCACCCCGCGACTCGCCACGACCAACCGCTTCGCCCTGGCGACGAGTGAGGCCCCTTTGGCGAGTGCCGCCGGCGCCTGGGTGAGTTTCTGGATCGCGGCGGCCGGGAGGAAGAACGCGAGCTGTGACCCGAGGCCCTCCCCGGCATTCTCAATCCACCAGTCCGGCTCCGTAAGCACCGCGACGTCATCGATTGGGTCACGCTGCGCAATGGCCTGTGCGGCTGGTGTTGGCGCCAACGCGGCGCTCTCTCGCACTGCACGCGCCCCACGACTCACGGCTTGGGCGAGCGGGATCAGCGCCTTGACGGCCGCGCCTGGTGTGGCGACTCCTGGCATGGAGGGTGGGATGATGCGCGCCGCCGCGACCGCGCCTTCCGCGGCGAATTCAGGGATGCCGGCAACGCCTCTGGCGACCGCCCTGGCGAGCTGTGGGAGGCGGCCATCAAGCGGGACGCCATCCCCCGCTGCACGGATCGTCTGGCCGCGCGTGCGTGGGCCTGGCCCCTCAATAATGGTGTCCTGCGCGGTGCTCGGCCGCAGCATCCCAGCCGTGGCGAATGCGGGAGGCGGCGTGGCGACCGCTGGCGCGAGATCGCGTCTGGAGAATCGTAACGGGGCGATGTCAGCGGCGCGGAAGCGTGCGGCAGCCGGCGCGCGGGCCACTGCATCAGGCTCTGGATCGGCAATGTCGGCCGCCGAGAAGCGCGGCCGTGGTGGAGGGGCGATGTCAGCCGCCGTGAACCGCGGCCGCCGAGCGGATTGCGGCATGGTCTATGGCTGGACGGTCAGTTCATCGCCATCAAAATCGCCATTGGCTTCGACGGTGGTGACGAGGAGGTAGCCGCCGTTCTTCAACGGGATGATCTTTCCGACCACCGGCGTGGATGTGACCTCGACCGGCTGCCCGTTGACGGTGATGGACCGACCTGCCGACCGAGGCGCCTGGGGCGGTGCAGCCTGTGGCGCTCGTGCAGGAGAGACGTTCCCGCCGGCGGGAGCAGAGGCTGGACCGGCTGGAGCGACGCGCGTCGAGGGCTTCCGTAAGTGGCCTGGCGCACCGACGCTGCGCTGGGGCGCTGGGTCCGTTGGCGCAGGCTCGCCAATCGCCGCGTAGAAGGCCGCATCGATCCGGGCGTATGCCGTTGCCTTGTCTTGGGTCGATAACCCTGGGACCATCTCACCGTCCCGATTTTCCCGAGGCCTCGCGGCCTCGTCCACGGCATTCTTCTGGGTCGCCCTCCACTGTTCAGCCTGGGCTCTATTGACCGGTGGCGGCCGGTTCGCCCGCTCGTCATTCCTCCGTCGATCGGCATCAGTTGCCTCTGCCGCCTGCCTGGCTCTCTCGTCATTCCTCAGCCGATCCGCTGCCGTCGCCTCTGCCGCCTGCCTGGCTCTCTCGTTATCCGCGAGGATATTGGCCGCCGTGGTCTCTTGGGTCCGGACCATTCGTTCTTCGCGCTCGCCCGACAACCGCCGTGCCTCTTCTTCGCCGGCGAGCTTCCGCTGGGTGGGAGATCGTGCGATAAATTCATCCAGGAGCGGCCCGAGCGCGTCAGGCTGCTGTTTCAGTCGCGCACGCAGGGAGGTCACATCGCGCCCTTCCCGTTCGAGTTCCTGCAGCGACCATTCGACCGCGAGCGGGTCGTTGCCGGACTTCTTGATGCCAGCCGCATATGCCCCGAACACGTCCGCTTCCCGCTCCTTCGCCTCGTCCTGCGCTTTCTTGAGCCCCAACCGCGACGTTTCGAGCTCGCCCCAGGTCTGTTTGAACACCGGCACCAAATCGCCCCGACCGAGTTGCGCGAGTTGCGCCTCGACTTGGTCTGGTGGCAACCGGCTCGAATGCGCGGATTGGAGGACCGAACGATCCGTCGCCACACGCTCACGCTCCGACGTGCGGTACTGGTCCTCGGCCTTCCGGGCACGGTTCTCGTCGGCCTGCCCCATGAACTGCATGATCCCGGCGAGCGTCCGCATGGGATCGTCTGGTTGAGGCAAGGGAACCATCCCGCCACCGATGTACCGGTCCTGATAGCGTGGCATCGTCGTTCCTAGAACGGGTTGACGGCGGTCGGCGTGTAGGTCGGCAGGCCCGCCGTGTAGATCCCGTACAGGCTCATGAGGTTGCGAATCTGCTGATTCATCGCATTGTTGTTCAGCCCGAAGCCGCCAGCGGCTTGGCCGTACTGCGTGTCATTGGTTGCGAGCGCCCGTGCAAACTTGTCCGACTCGCCCTGGTAGTCGAGCCCGTACTTCGTGAGCCGGTTCCGCACGTCTCGGTCGTAGATGTCGGCTTGGTTCGCACGGTTCTGCTGCCACGTCCCGAGACGGCGGTTCTCGATGTTGCCAAACTCTTGCGACGCGAGTCCTCCGCGGTAGTCCATCAGCGCTTTGAGCGTGCCCCCAGTCCGCAGGAGTCCTTTGGCGGATGCCGCGTTGTTCACCGCCCGCTCCATCTCCTTCACGCGGAAGTCGTAGCCGGGATCGGTCTGGAAGTTCTCGGCGGTCGTCGGCTCAAAGTCGGGATACGCCCACGGCGGCGGCGCCTCGAACCGACCGATGTCGAACGACGGCGGGTTGAACGGGCTGAACGTGAACGGGGTCTGCCCGGACGTCGGCCCGGAGGGCCACGGCGTCCCGGATGGCGGCCCGGGCGTCCCAGGCGCTGCAGGTGGAGGCTGCCCTGTGGGTGGCTGGCCCGGTAACTTAGGCGACAGCGGTGAGGCCGGGATTTTTTGTCCAGGCCACGGCGGCGGATCTGGAATCGTTGGTCCACCAGGGTTCCCGGTCCCGCCATCAGGTAAGGGATATTGCTCAGACCAAGGCGGAAGCCCCCCGCTCCCTGGCATCTCTATCGGAGGCGGAGGCGTTGGGATCGGCACCCATTGCCCTGTGACCGGATCCCACTCCATCCCCGGCGGTGGGGGCAGCGTGGACGGATCCTGTGGGTCCTCGATGGGGTTGCCTTCGTAGTCGACCGGCATGGGCGGCTCCTAATACGCGTACTGTGGTTCGAGCGGGTTCCACGGCCACTCCCGCTCACGCGGCAGGACCTGACCAGGCGGCAACGGGGTCGGCCCACCCTCCAGCGGCCCCAGTGGGTCGGAATACAGTGGCGGGAGTTCGTCCTCGTTCCGCCCCGCGTGCTGCATGAGCCCATCGAGCGTCATACCTGGGCCGATGGTTGAAGCGGCTGGGGCGACGGTGCTCTGCGGGCTGCCCGCGCCTGGCGCATCCACCCCAGACAATGTCCGCGTCGACCAGAGATTTGGCTGGTCCAACAGGCCATTCCGCTCATCGAAGTCGCGCCGTTGATCCGGCGGCGCTGATAGGTCCCACGAACGTGGGATGGGCCGGTGCGCATTGTCGTACCGGATGTACTCAGGACCGACCGGTCCCAACCGGCCCGAATTGTTGCTGTCGTACCGGGCCGGGGCGTTCCCTTGCGCGGGGTCGTTCTCGTCCGTCGAATACCCGCCCTGGCTCCGAGGCCCCCCGGAGTTCGCCCGCTGCTGGTAGCTCCCAAGGGCGCCTTGGAGTGCCCCGAGTTGGCCGAGTTCGTCGGTCGGCCCCCCATACTGGGAGTAGATGTACGGCGCTTCGTCCGCGGCGATGCTCCCAACGCCATTCGCGTAGAACCAATCGACGATTTCTTGCTGCGTCATGATGGAGTCCTCGGTCTTACGTGCCAGCGTAGGTCGGCGGCGTCCGCGTCTGTCCCAGTTGGGCGAGTTGGGCGAGCTGCATCAACCCCGCAAGCGGGCTCCCGCCTGTGGGTAGTTCGGAGGCCCCGGTGATGAACGAGCCGCGCCGTTTCAGTCCTTCGCCTGGTCTGCGGCCACCCCAGGGGCCAGACGGTATCCGCCCGCCGCCCACGGGTCCAGGGTCCTGCCGCCTACCCTCGTGCGGTACGCCATCCCATGGGCCGAGAATCTCTTGCTCACCCTCTGGGATGGGTAAGAAGCTTCTGTCTCCGCCAGCCAACCCTGACCCCGCGGCGCTAGACGGCGGCGGTGAACCCGCGGCCGGCATCGCACTAGGGGCCGCCCCACCACCGTGATACCCCATCAGCGACGAGAGCTGCTGGAGGACGCCGTTCCCCGCGTTCCACATCGGGGACCGTACCCGCACGTAATCATCCCAGCGTCGTTGATCGTGGGCCAGTTGCTCTCTGTAGATGCGTTCCTTGGTCGCCCGCTCCTCCGCTTGGGCGGCTAACTTGGCATCCGCGACCCGTGCGGCCTCGGCGCGCTCCGCGTCGGCGATCCGGGCTTGTTCGGCCATGGACGCTTTCTCGTAGTCGAGTGCGCGGGTGGACTCCCGCTCCTGGGCTTCGAGCGTCCGGCGGTTCTGCTTGCCAGCCGTCTTTGTGCTGTAGATGCTGCTGCCGGCGGAGGCGGCCCCGATGCCAAGGGCGATTGCGGTCGACGCAGCTATGGCCATGGTGCCAACTCCTTCGTGTACGCGACTTCCAAGGCTGTGTACCCCAACCGCCGATACAGCGTCCCCACCTCTGGGGTCGGCGCAATCATCTGCATGGTTGTCGCCCCCTGTCGCTGCGCCCACTGCTCCGCCCGACGGACTAAGCGCACCCCGTACCCCCGGTGCTCAGGCGTCACCCAGAACCAGAGTTCACCCGCAGTCGGCAGCCCGGAGAAGTGATGCGGATAAAGCAGCACCCCGATGGTGCCGACGATCTGCCCGTCGCGCGTCGCCACGAGCACCAGTCCTTCCGGCGACGCGATCAGCCGCTTGGCAATGGCCGCCATCTGCGTGGTGTTCTCCGGCAAGTGCGCGGCGTAGGCGCTGCTCGCTCGAAACTGCTGCCCCATCGACACGAGCACGGGGATGTCGTCCATGGTGGCCTCGCGGATCTGCCAGCCCGCCACTCGGTGACTGAACACGACTTGAATCAGCCGCGCGTCGTCCCCGTGGCCGTAGTTCTCCTCGAGGCCCCGCGAATGGAAATAACTGGAGTCGAAGACCACGAGTCGGTTGAAGCGCGCCACGACGTGATGCCAGCGTTCCCACAGATCGGGCGTCTTCGGGAGTGCCCGCGCCGATCCCTGTACCGCCCCGGTCGGCCGATAGCGCCAGAAGGCCGTGCCGTCACCCTCCGGCGGCTTCGGAGTGAGGTACAGGATGGACGTGAAGTCGCCCATCAGCTCATCCGAGTGAATAAAATTCGGCTCTGGCTGTCCCTCGGGACTCTGGCGAAAGAACGTCAGGGCCGCGGTCGTACCTGGCACCACCGCGGACACCAGCGCCGGCACCGTGCCGTCCGTGATCCTGGCGATCCCGTGCCAGTGCTCCTCACCGGTCTGAATCGTCTCGTAGGGCTGCGCGAGCGCCCACCGACGATAGGCGCCAGGATCGGGCAGCACGTCGTCTCGCACGACCAGCAGGCCGGTATCACGCGGAACGGGGAGCGTCGCGGTGGCAGGCATCAGTCTAGGGCCAGCGCCTCGCACGCCAGATCCAAGGAGTAGCGCATGGCGCCGGCCGCGTTGCTCGCATAGGTGGTACTGTACGAAATGGGTGTGTCGGCGTCTACGCGAATCACGAGCGTGCCGAACTGGTGCGTCGCGGTCGTGTTCCCGGTCATCGCCGCCCCGCTGTCGCTCTGGGCAATCGACCCCGTCGTATAACTCATCGTCACCGTCAGCGACGAACTCACCCCAGCCACCGTGGTGATCCGGGCGAAGTAGCTCACGCGCCAGAGGCCCGCCGACACGCTCGCCACCGGCAGTGCCGTCGTGCCGAGGCTCGCCGCCTGTCCGGCGAGGGCGACCGTCGCCCGTCGATCCGGCGCCGCCGACACCGCCGTCGTGAGCGTCGACAGCCACCGCAGCCATTCGTAGCCCATGATCAGCGTGGGCAGTCGTTTCGCGAGCGGGTGTTTCAGATCGGACGCGACGACGACCGCCTCGTACAGCGGTGGATCTTCCAGGGCCATCAGTGCGCCCCCGGTTGCGCGTCGACGTAGAAGTCAAACCAGCGCGTCGCGACCGGATCCGACGACCACAGCTCCCAGACCCGATCCCGGCCGCTGCCGCACATATCCCAGCGCACGCGCGTGGCGTACTGGCCGCGCTTCCCCACGCGCCGTGACCGATCGGCCCCGAACGTCTGCCCGCCGTCGTTGGACGACCGCAGCACCACGACGGGATCGAACCCTTGCGCGGCGGCATCCGTCAGCCCGACCCCTCGTTCACATTCCAACTCGGCTGAGGCATAGAACACGGTCTTGTTCTCGTTCCCTGGCTGGCGAAAGCGCCGCACGCGGCGCAAGGCAGCGCCGCCCACGTCGGTATAGACCGTCGAGGACAAGGCGTAGATGTTCCCGCTCTCGCGGTCACAGACCAGATTCTTGCCGAACGCTTCGGTGTGAAACTGGGGCCGATACGCGACGAAGTCGTTGGCGCTCGCGCTCCACAATCCGCGCTGGTGCCAGTTCTCTGTCAGTGCATCAAAGACGAAGGTCTTCTTGCCGGCGGGGAACGTGAGGACATAGAACCGATGCTTCTCCCGCTCATAGGTCCACCCCACGGCGTCGGAGATGCCGTGCTGGTTGGCGATCTGCTGAATCTGCCAGCGGATCGCCGGGGTGCTGATTTCATTCGGGGTATAGCCGTTCATCCAGTACACGGCTCCGATCCCGTGGGCGTCCCGTCCGAGCCACGCCATCGTCGTCCCAAACCTGGACAGTGAGCGCGCGGCGGCGATCCCGGTTTCAAAGAACGCCCCGCCCCGTTGTGCGAAGGGAAACGGCGTCAGGCCGGCGTTGTACCAGACTTCTCCGGTCCGTTCCCCGAAGAGATAGATTTCCCGCCGCGCCACCAGCATGGCAATCCACGGGTCGGAGGCGGCCGTCCGTTGCGCGATCTGCGAGGCGTCCCACGTCTTCCCGTCCAGCGACTCGGAGATTTTCAGCGTGGAGCTCTCCGCGTCGAGCGCGACGAAGAACCCGTCCACCTCGCCGCCCATCGTGACGGCGGTGACCTCGGTCGTGAGGACGTTGGTCCCGAGATCGAGGATGTAGCCGGTCGTGCCCGCGACGACGAACAGTTCTGACCCATCGGGGAGTGTCTCCAGCGTCACCGGATCGGCGCTGATCCCCACGGTGCCACGGCTCGTGACGACCCCGTCCTCGGTGATCTCGTACAGCGTTTGCCCGCCCACGGCGAACATCCGCCCGTTCTCGAAGTAAATCCCCCGGCCGGGGGTGTCGGTCATCGTCGCGAACACGGTCACGCCTGGCGCCGGCCACAGCGCGCCCACCGCTTTACTCCCTTCCTGGATGCTCTCGGGAAAGAGATTGATGCACAGATCGCCCGCCACGATGCGCGACTGCCCATCCGCCATCCCAGAGGTAAAGTTCGGCACCCGCATCAGCCGTCCGTATAGAGATTGGTCGCGACGTGGCGACGGCCGATCGAGAACTCAGGTCGGATCGGCGTCTCGCGCGGGATGTGATTCGCGGCCTTGACCGCGCCGAGCGCCTCACGCGCCTCGGTCTTCAGATCGGCGGACACTGTCTTGCCGTGCCGATGGCCGAGCCGCACGGCGAGGGTCAGAATCAGGGCCTGCGTCAACCCTGGGGGGAGATCGTAGGTCGTGTCCAGCACCAACGAGGTGATATCCGGGACCGCGTCGTACAGCACGACGTCGACGTCGTTGTTATCCGGGATAGGATGAAAGAGCAGGTTCCCGAGCCCCGACGCGTACCGACGGTCCCAGTACATCACGCTCGGATAGGGACCATCTTGCGTCTTGACGCGGATCGCCTGCCACTCCGCCCAGGTGTAGGGCCGGCCTCGAGGCTGTTCAACGGGATCGGTGGCATCGTCGTCGGGAATCACGCTCCAGCGTTCAATGGCGGTCGGCCAGGCTTGGTTGAACGTCCCTCCGGAGCCAATCGTGTAGGACTGCGTCCCAGACACGAGGGAGTAGACCGTGCGGGTGATCCCGCTGATGGTCAGGTGTTTCCGGCGCCAGAGGTCAATGAAATTCGTGGCGACCTCGATGGTGTCATCGAGGAGTTCGGCTTCGCCCGTCTCGGTCGGGTCGAGCTTGCCGATCTCGCGAAGCGCCTGACGGCAAATATTGGCGCCGGTGATGCTTGGCATCGGTCACGGTCCGCGTCGATGTGTGGAGCGGACGGCCCGCACGTTCTGCGCCACGACCGCAAACTGCATCGCGGCGAGCGTTGCGGCCACCCACCGCACCCTGCGGGGGTGCGCGTCGCGGTGGCGCAGGAGGAGAGAGGTGATGCCGACATGGAGGGCGCCTTTCGCGGTCATCGCGATGGGGACACTGCCCGTCTCAATCGCCCACCGCATCGCGGGATTCGCTTCCCGGCACGTGCGGGCGCCAAGGCAGAACGAGGTCTGCGCCGTGTCCGTGAAGCCTGCGACGACATAGCTCCCGAGCAGGATGTCGGTGAACAGCCTATCCTGCGCATCAGCCAGCGACGGCCACACCAGGAGCAGCGCGAGCAGGACGGTTCTCATCGCCACACCCCGAAGTGCGCCAGCCCCCACAGCACGGACCAGACCACGGTGAGCCCGAGTCCGGTCAGCGCATACGCGGCGGCGTAGATCGTCACTACGTCCTTGCCGCTGAACTCCAGAAGTGGATTCGTCATCGACCTTCCAGTGTCCGCACCCGCGCTTCGAGTTCCTGAATCGCCTTCACTAACAGCGCGACAGTTTCCTCGTACGCCACACCGCGTGGCGTCACCCCGTCCGGTTCGTAGAAGGCCAGGCGCGGTTCCACGAGCTGCATGTTCTCCGCGGTCAACCCAATCCGCTCGCGCTTCGTCAGATCGTTCGTGTAGTGGAACGACCCAGGGGTGAGGCGCAGGACTTCCGCGAGGCCCGTCGTGAGCGGCTGCCAATTCGACTTGAAGCGCAGGGACGAGACGATGCAGGTCGAGGCACCGGCGTCTGTGAGTTCATTGGTCGTGGCGTTGAGACACGCATCCGTGTCTCCAGCCGCACCTGCGCTGATCCCAGAGACAAAGACGGTGCCGTCGAGATCGGTCCGGCCGGAATCCACCCACAAGGCTTTATTCTCGCCTGACACGGTGGCTGAACCGGCACCGAAGACATAGACGGTTGCCGTGTCTGTTACGGTTGCCACGCCGGCCGTCACTTCTGTTGGGGACACGTAAAGGCCAGCGAGGAGTGGGTGATTGCCGGACGCCCCCTCCACGAGGATTCCGTTATAGACAGTGCCTAGTCCCCGTTCCCCCACCGGTACATTGATGGTGTTATTGAAGATGGTCCCGATGCCATCATCCCCTGGGGCCGGTGTAAAAGTCCCCCGAACGGCTAACTGGGCTGCGGCGTACGTCACCCCGCCAATCGCGTGCGGCCCCGCACCGCTCACGATGAGTTGGTCGCCCACCGTCCAGTCGCCCGGTACGTCGGTGTCATTGGCGGCAATCGTGGACATGCCGCCGGCAGAGGCGCTCAGCGTGACGACCACGGACCCGGAGGTGTACGACGAGACCCGCGCCCGGAACGTCCGCATCCCGCCCACCGGACAACTCCACAACCCTGCGGCCGTGGCGCTCGTGACGGCCGTCCGTGGTGCCGCCGGCGTGAAGCACGACACCGCCACGTATGTGCCTTCGTCGGCTGAGACTTCAAAGGAGACGGTTGCGGTGAAGGTGCCGCGGAGATCGACGCTCGCCTGGCCCATCTCGGAGACGTCGATCGTGACGCTCCCGAGCGCCGAGAGGGTGCCCGCGCGGCGGACCGATTGCGCGTGGAGGAGGATCGGGGCGAGGAGGAGCGCGAGGACGAGCACGACGAGATGGCGCATCATCTGGCTTCCAGCTCCACCACGCGCTGCTGCAACCGCCGCACCTCAGCCGTCAGTTCTTGTACGGCCCCGGCGAGCAACGCGGTCGTCTCTTAGAAGTTCACGGTAAGCGGCGTGCCGTCAGACTCGAAGAACGCCAGCCGCGGCTCCACGGCCGCCATGTTCTCGGCAGAAAACCCAATGCGCTCGCGTCCGGAGACCGCTGGCGGATAGAGCGTGGACTTATAGCGGTAGACTCCGGGTTCAAGCCGCAGCACCTTGTCCAGCGATCCCGAGAGCGGCCCGAGCCAATCCTTGAAGCGAAGTGAGGAGACAATGCACGTCGACGCCGCCGCGTCCGTGAGTTCATTGGTCACAGAGTTCAGGCAAGCATCCGTGTCTCCAGCCGCACCTGCGCTGATCCCAGAAACGAAGACGGTGCCGTCAAGGTCGGACCGCCCGGCATCGACCCAGAGCGCTCTCACGGCGCCTGAGACCGTCGCCGTGGGGGCAGCACTGACGTACAACGTCGTGGCGTCTGTGACGGTGGCAGCACCCACGGTGATGGATGGGGCTTGGACATGCAGTCCGGTCAGGGCGGTATGATTGCCCGATCCGGCTTCAACAAGTTCAACATTATACTGAACGGCTCTCCCGGACTGGCCTGCCGCGACATTGATAATTTGTTCGTACGACGTGCCGCTTGACGTGGCGTCGGCAGCCGCCGTGAATGTGCCCGTAAAGACGACTTGTGTCGTGAGATCGACCGCCCCGCCAATCGCATGCGGCCCCGCACCACTCACAATGAGCTGGTCGCCCACCGTCCAGTCGCCCGGTACGTCGGTGTCATTGGCGGCAATCGTGGACATGCCGCCGGCAGAGGCGCTCAGCGTGACGACCACGGACCCGGAGGTGTACGACGAGACCCGCGCCCGGAACGTCCGCATCCCGCCGACCGGGCAACTCCACAGCCCGGCCGCAGTCGCCGTGGTCACGGCCGTCCGTGGTGCCGCCGGCGTGAAGCACGACACCGCCACGTATGTGCCTTCGTCGGCTGAGACTTCAAAGGAGACGGTGGCGGTGAACGTGCCGCGGAGATCGACGCTCGCCTGCCCCATCTGCGACACGTCGATCGCGAGGCTCCCGAGCGCGGAGAGCGTGCCCGCTCGACGGACGGATTGCGCGTGGAGGAGGATCGGGGCGAGGAGGAGGGCGAGGAGGAGCCCCCCTCGCACCAGCCGGTGCCTGTTGAACGTCAGCATGGTCGTGGGGGACTCCTTTCGCGGATCGACGGTCCGCCAAGAGGCGGTTATACAGGGAGATCGGCCGGAGAATCCACCCAGTCTTCGCCGAGGATCGCTTCCGCCTCGGGGCTCTCCGCGCGCCGGGCCTCGTAGCCATTCGGCCACCGTGCTGAGACCGGACAGGCCTTGTACTTGGCTTTCGGATACTGCGCGACGGGCGCGCGTGGTCCAGAGTCAGCGCTCAGGGCCGCCAGCTGCGCCTGGAGGTCAGCGTTGTCGGCTTCGAGTTGTGCCTTGGTCGCCATACGGTGCTCCTTCTCTTCTGCTCGTGAACGCGCTAGGAGACCTGGCCCGTCAACAGCGGGGTCCCCGAGGCGTCGGTGCCCAGAACGGTGCCCCAGATGGCCCAGTTGTCCGTCGAGATGTCCTGCACGTAGATGATCGTACCGGTCAGGCCACCCGTCGTGCTGCCGTCCAAACTGATCGTGTCGACGTCTCCGGCATCCGCCGCCGTAAAGACGTCCGCTTGGTCCGCCGTCGTGCCCACATTGAGCAAGCCCCCGACAAACTCGTCATTCCCCACCACGATGAGCAGCCCGGCGCCGGAGGAGACCGCGACGGTCACGATGATCCGATAGACGCACCCCGTCCCCGTCGCCGCGGGGAGCGTGATGTCCGATCCCCCAGCCGCAGTATCCATCAGCACGGTCTGACCACAGTCCGCGCTCGTCAGGGTCTCGGTCGCCCCTGACGCCGTCACGAGCTCGGTCGTAAAGATGGGACCCGTGATCGTGGGCGACGTGATCGTGGGCGACGTGAAGGTCGGCGTCCCGGCCAGCGTGTAGGTGCCAGTCACGCTCCCGCTGAACACGGGCGCGGTGAGGGTTTTGTTAGTGAGCGTGTCCGTCGTCGCGAGGCCGACGACCGTGTCCGAGACATTCCCGAACGTCCACGTCCGATCCGCCGTCGGTTCGGTGACGGTGAACGTCGTCTCGAAGGCGTTGTCGGTCGCGCCTTCAAAGACGAGCGGACTCGTCCGGCCCCGGAACGTCCAAATCCCGCTGACCGTGTAGTCGTTCCCAGGGAGAAAGGCCCCACCGGAACTGTTCTGCGCGAGCGAGACCCCCGCCCAGGCGAGGATGAACGCGCTGAGCGCCGGGAGAATCCAAGAAGTTCGCATTCGCATGATGTCTCGCTCCTTCTCAGATTATGGAAATCTCGTAATTTCGATCCACTGAATCGCGATCGTGCCCGCCACGGCCGCGCCCAAGTGCTCAATGAACGGCACCATGCCTTCGCCGGACGTCAAGGCATCGCCCGTATTGGTGGTGCTGACTTGGACCCACGCGGGATAGACGGCATCGGGACTCGCCGCCGTGTAGAAGAACGTGGGGACCCCGGTCTTACTGAGGCACACCTTCAACCCACGGCGTTCACCGGCCGCCCACGTCACGCCCGTATCGTCATTCTGGATGCCCGCGCCGGCTTCCTCGTCCTGCGCATCCAGGTCGCCCGCGTTATCGACCAGCCCGATGACGGCGTAGTCGTCATACGTCGCGTACGCGTTGATGTCGGCAAACGCTTCATTCTGCCGGAAGCCGATATGGAACTCGTCGATCATGGTGATGGCCGAGATGGTGACCATCATGGCGACACACCCGCCACTGGTGCCGACTTCAAACATCTGGTTCAGCGCGGCGTCTGAACTGGCGCCGATGACAATCTCGACGCCTTCGGCCCCATCGTCGGCGCTGATTTCGAGATCCCCGTTGATGGCGATCCACGAGGACGCCGTCTTGTTGACGTCCTCCCGGTACTCGATCGCCCCGAGGGGAGAGCCGTAGACGAAATTCTCCTCGGTGTCGGTGAGGGACTTGGCGGTGCCATCGTCCTGCATGATGGTCTGCCCGCCCTCGAACGAGTCGCGGACGGTAAAGTCCCGCACGTTGATCGGGTCAGGGCGCCGGACCATCCAGAAGCCGCCTTCGCAGTCGGCGATCTGCCCGGTCCGGGTATTGATGCGCGGGAGATAGGCGACGTCCGTGCCCGCACACGCCGCGCCGCTCACGATGTTGAATGTGAACGCGCTGCCGCCGGTCCCCCCGCTGGCGAGGACGTAGACGCGCGCCCCAGAGGCGTGCCGCACCGCCGGCGTCAGGCCGTCGCCCTGGCCGCGCTGGACGTTCCACCGCAACGACGTGCCCTGTTCGCTCTGGGCGCGCAGGAGTTCGCCGTCGATGTACAGATACGTGCCGGCGGACACGCCGGTATCGCTCGTCAGCGCGACGCTGGTATCGGTCGCCGTCATGGCGGCCGTCGTGGTCGTCTGGGTTTGAGCGGTCTGCGCGCTCACCGAGTCGAACTGGTGGCTCAGGAGGCCAGCGAGCACGACCGCGACAACGGCGCCGCCGAGCCAGAGGATGAGAGATCGAAGTGTGTTCGTCATGGTCATGCTCCTAGCTGCACACGCGGCACGCGAGATTTTCGCGAATGGCTCCCCAGCCGTGGGCGGTATCGAGTCGCGCCGGGCTGACGTCGTTGATGATGTCGTGATCTTTCAACATGCGGATCGATATTCCCAACTTCGCATTTGAGATCCGCTCAGCGACCCAGAGGCCGCGCGGGAGGATCAAGTCCGCCATCACGAGCGCGAACGCTTCCTTGTGATACACGAGCCCCTGCCGGCTCACGGCGTCCGCGTGGGTGCTCGCGTGTCCGAAGATCGTGACCGCGTCGTTATCGGCGGGCGCGTTTGAACAGTTCTGGAACGGCCCAGAGATGACGATGGACGGGCTAATGGCCAGCGTCAGCACGCCGCTCCCGGTCGAGTCCTCGCCCTCCGTCAGCGTGAAGTCCTTCAGCCGGTTGGTCGATTGCCGTGACAGCGGATTGATGTCGTAGACCGTCGCGAACTGCACGACATCCCCGACGTTCGCCCACGCCGTGATCGAGTTGCTCGCGCCATCGCAGGTGATGGACGCCCCGGTCTGGCTGGCGCCGTTCACGAGCGGCGTCCCGCCAAGGTTCCCCACCGTGTGCGTCGCGATGTTCTCATCCTCGAACCACTCATCGATCCCGAGCGCCGGACCCGAAAACTGCCCCTTCCGGAAGAACGCCGAAATCTGCGCGGAGGGGTTGAACAGCGCCGTATTCGCGTTAGCGATCTGCCCGTGCATGTCCGACGTCAGGATGGCCTTGTACGGCCGGGGCACCGCCGCTTCCACAAGCTTGGTTTTGGCCAGCGTGTAGGTCGCGTTGGCGGTCGGGACCGTGCCTGGGGTGCCGACTTCTTTCGCCACCGCTCGATACATCCGCTGGAGGCCGGTGTAGTCAATGTTGTTGACGAGCTGATCAACCGCGGGGTTGCCGTACCGCTCCATGTAGTCGTCCACCTCAAGGGTGGCCGCCCAGGAGTCGTACTCGAAGCCGATGTTCGACTGGTCGGTGATCTGCAACGTGACGGTCTGATCGGTCAGCGGGGTCGGATTCATGACCGCGCCCACGGTGACCTCGTACCGCTGCGGCAGCCGGAGGGTGACGGTGTCACCCTGCTTCGCGCCCTTCTGGCGATATTGGTCGTCGTAGTCGCGCATCACGTTCGCCGCGAAGACCGCGTTGTTCGTGAGGCGCCGGGCGACCTTGCGCATGACCCAGTCGGGCGTCGCGAAGGTGTTAATCGACCACAACAGCCCGTAACCGTCTGAGTCTGTGAGACATCGCACTAATAGTGCACACGCGACAGACGCAGCGAGAATGCCGCCGAACGCAAACATCTTTGCTTTGGCTGTGCTATCGTGGGTGTCATGGAACCAGAGGAAACGTGGCGCCCAGTGCCTGGCTTCGAACACACCCACGCGGTCAGTAACCTTGGCCGCGTGAGGATTAGGTACGAGGCTTTCCTGAAGCCGTCCGTGTGGGGGCCGAATGGATACCCGAAAGTCGCGCTCTCTGCGAAGGGCCGCAAGCGCGCTGACCGATGGATCCACATCATGGTCGCAGAGGCGTTCATTGGTCCGCGCCCACTTGGCCACCACATTCATCACAAGGACGCGAACAAACAGAATGCCCGCGCAGACAACCTGGAGTACGTCACGCCCAAGGCGCACGCCGCCTTGACTCCTCAACGTGGCGAACGCAATCCACGCGTGAAGTTGACGGAGAAGGATGTGCGCGCGATTCGCGGCGCACGCTGCACGCGGGCGAACATCAAGCAGTGGGCAGCGCTGGCCGCCCAGTATGGGGTGTCGATCCATACCATCCGCAGCGTGCGCGAACGGAGTTCGTGGAAGCATCTGCCGTAGCAGGTCTGCCACGAAACTGGAGAGTTTCATTCGTGTCATGTCGCCACTCACTTTGGTGAGCGCGCGGTGAGCCGTGGGGTTACGCCGAGATCCCGGCCGAGCGGCGGCGCGCAGATTCTTCCCGCGCATTCTCCGCCGCATACCACTCGTCGAACGACTGGCTCTTGGGATCCGCGTGGGCTCCCGCTCCGCTCGCGCCTGGCGATCCTCCGGGTGGCTTACCGGAGGGAACCGCACTCGTGATTGCGTGTCGCGCGCCAGCGGCTGAGCCACCCGGGGCAGCCGCGAGGCGCACACTCAGTGCCCCGATGGCCTGGAAGAGGCGGACGGGGTGCAACGTCTGAAGCGTCTGCAGTTCCTTCTGACCCGCTGGGGTCGCGAAGTGCTGCAGGATCGGCAACAGCGTTGGGGCGTGGAGCAGGGCGTCCCGGAAGGGACGGGTCGGACGAATGTCGGCGAGCGTTTGCGCCTCCTCTGGATGGGAGGCGAGCCAATACAGGAATTCTGGGCCGTCGTCGTGATGTTGGGCGAGGTCGCTCAGAAACGGCGTCTGCAGCGGCCCGTGTTCCGCCGGGTTGTACCAGGGCGATGTCAGGGACGCGAGCGCGTCGCTTTTCGACTTCTCATCCCAGTCGGGATACTTCTTGCGCGTCGAGTCGAGGCGGGAGACGAGCGCCGCATCGGCGCGTTCCAAGGCCTTCGCGTGCGCCTCGCTCTGAAGCCGGGCCTCCACGCTCGACTGCAAACGCCGCTCCAGCCCGCGTTCGCGGGCGATCTGCCAGTGTGACATGGCGGCCCGCCACGTCGCGACCGCCGTCTCGTAGAGCTCGTCGGTATCGAAGTCGCGATAGTTCGGGTGTGGCGGCGGCGTCGCGTCCGAGGTCTGTGGGTCTGGACGGGCGGGCGTGGCCGGACGGGCGGATGCGGGCGGCGTCAACCGCGCCAGTTCAGCTTGGCGCTCCTGGATCCGGCGCTCCGTCTCCCGCAGTTCGTAGGTGGCACGATCCGTCTGTCGCCGCAACTCCGCCGTGCGTTCTGCAAGCGTCGTCCGTTTCTTCCCGCCGGCGGGCGCCTTCGCGACGATGGTCTGAGTAGGGGCCGCACTGGCGGCTGCGTCAGCGACGGCCTCGCCGTCACCCTCACCGGTCTCCTGAGCGTCACCCTGCTGGAGCGCGGCACCGGGGGCAGCGCCAGCGGTCGTATCGAGCGGCGCGGGCTCGAACGGGACGGAGGCCGACTCGTACGTGAAGCCGTCGTCGGACGCGGGGGCGGGTGCGGCAGCGGGAGTCGCGGTCTCTTGTTCCATCGTTCCCACAAAACAAAAGGCGCGTGTCCAGCCCTGTGAAGGGGGAGAACACGCGCCTCGGGGGTTCCTCGTAAGCGCGAAAGCGTTGGTGAGCCGCGTTTACATGGCGGTCAGCCTACTACGAAACGGCGTCACGCTGCAAGTCTGTTGGTGCGGCGGCGAGCAGGCGCCGCCACTTCGGCTCGGTCCAGCCTTTCCGCCGGTCGTCCACGACACGGAATTCCAGCCCTGCGGGCCTCTTCCCGTTCGGCGTCTTCCGCACCTCCAGCACCGCCTCGCATGGGACGCGCACGATGATGGTGAACCCGTCTGGTCGCCCGTCCATCGCCGCGCTGGCGGCGGCATGGACCTGCGACAGATACGCCTGCACCGAGGCGATCCGCTGCTTCTGACGCTCGGTCATCCGTGTTCGTATCCTAGCGGCGACTGGCCGCTACGTTAGAGGGACTGTTCAAAGGCCGTCCCCGATCCGAGGTACGAGCCAACCGTGAGTTTCCCAACCACGACCCCTGACCCAGCCGCCAGCGTGACCACCACGGCACTGTTCACGCCGAAGACCGAGTCGAGGATGAGCGGCCCAGGCCCAGAGGTCGTGATGTCGAGGTCGGCTTTCGTCACGCCCCCGTCCGTGATGGTGAGGCGTCCATTTGTCGGGGCCGCGCTGTACGACCAGACGAGGAAGCGGATCACATGCCGTTTGTTCGCCGAGGCGGCGAGCGTCACGACGGCCGCCGTGTTCGCCGCCGGCGCATGGGTCGTGAGGGTGACGAGACGCGGAATGACATTAATGGGCACCATGAGGTTAGAGCCTCCAGAGGTCCGCGGTCGGGTTAATGCTCAGGCCGCTCATGCCGCTCCACCCTTTGTCGGCCGCCACTTCAACACGCTGGAGTGTCGCCGTCGGAGCGGTCAGCGTGACCGTCACCGCGGCGAGCGTGAGTGTGCGTGTCGCGACCGGCGTCGCGGCCGGCGCCGTGAGAGTCACGGTTTGGGGTCCAGCCTGCGCCGTCACCGTCGTGGTGACGGTCGCCGCGGGGGCCGTCAGCGTCACCGTCTGGACCCCAGCGACGACCGTCGCCACCGCGACGCGCGTCGCGGCTGGGGCGGTCAGCACGACCGTTTGACTGCCAGCCGCGATGGTGGTGGCGGCGACACGGGTGGCGGCTGGGGCCGTCACGGTCACCGCCTGCGCCCCGAGGGCCAGAATGACGGCGGCCAGGACCGTGATCGCCGGCGCGGTGACGGTCACGGTCGGCACCCCGGCCACGACCGTCTGATCCGGGCCCGGGAAGGTCGGGAGTGGACGCCGACTTTGCCGTTGCTGGAAGCCCATGCTACATCACGCTGGCACTCAGTTCAGAAATTCCACGTCGTACTGGGCGATCTGGACGCCGTTGCCGGCGTTCGAAATCGAGAAGGCGACGAAGAAGTCCAGAATCTGGGAGATCGTGGAATCGAACGCCGTCCCCAGCGCGGGCGCCGTCACAGGCACATTGATAATGGTTTCGGAATTGACGCCGTCCACCTGTCCGGCCGTCTTCGTGAACATCACGCCAGTCAACACGCCTTGGCCCATGAGCTTCGCGATGGCGCCACCCACCGTGGTGTTCGTGAGCTGGCAGGTCAGATCGACCACGAGCTTCGCCGGGAGGAGCGTGTGGGCCGTCGCGTTCAGTTGGATGGCCCCCGATGTCCAGACGGCTATTGACCCCAGCATGACCTGAAACGTGATCGTGCCAGGCGTCGTGACGATGTTCGAGATCGCCAGATGTGCCGTGACGCGGATCTTCTTGCCCAGCGTCCAGAATCCTGGGTACAAGCTGTACAGATCCTGTTGATTGATGATCGTCTTCGCGGTCGTGTACGTGTTGTAGAGCGCCCCGGCGGCGCGCTGCGTGACGACGCCTTCATTCCATCCTTGTTGCGGCATGTGCTGCTCCTGTCGTTACCATCGTGGCCGTGCGCTGCTCGGACGATACGGAAACGGTCGCCGCGGTTGAGGAAAGACGGCAGGATACGCCGTCCCCGACGCGGCCACGAGCGTCCCGCACTCGTACAGGAACGTATTGTCCGCGTTGTTCGTGGCCCGCATCCCGATCCCGGCCGCGTTGCTGGGGTAGCTGTTGTTTGTCGTGAGCACCGTGAACAGTTTCCCGGCCGACGTGAGGACGATGGCCGTTTCGACCCCATTGTCCATGATCTTCGGCGTGCCAGCCCCGCCCGCAGCCCCCTTCGCCCAGATCCACGCCGCCCGCCCCAGAATGGTTTTCGGCGTCAGGCCCATCGCGTTTCTGGTCGCGAGCGTGTAGTTCTCCTGCGTGTCGGCCGTCGCCGCCTGCTGCCAGCCGTTGGTCTCTGACAGCGGCACTTCGTTCACGTTCGTCCAGCGATTGGCCGGGGTGGCCCCGACCCCCGTGTCGAACGTGTTGACGTTGTTCGCCACTGCTGGCACGGCGTACACGCGGCACGCCTCCGAATTGTCGAAGCCTGCGCCGGGGTCGGTGTAGTCGGCGCCGTCGTCGATGTAGAGATCGTCGAACCAGACATTCGCGTTATCGCCGAACCCTGCATTTGCGCGCAACTGGATCATGTCTGTCGCGATGGTCGTCATGGTACCAACCGTCGCGCTGCCTTGCAGAAACCCGTTGACATAGAAGTCGAATCGAAACACGGTCGCAGACGTAACGGTGTAGGCGACCGCGAAGCGCGGCCAGGTATTCGCGGCTACCACCGTCGATCCGGTAACCGCCGTCGCCCCGTCTGGCTGGAACTCTATGGTGCCGTCTGTTCGCATTGACATGGACGCGCTCAGTGTTCCACCACTGGTGGTGAGATGACAGAAGGCTGTTGTCCCAGCCGCTGGGATCGTGTCGCACCGCATCCGAAACGAGATCCGCCGCCCGGCGTCGGCCAGTACGCCCAACCGTTCGACCCGCGCGGCCGTCGCCGGCGCCCCAAGACTACACTTTATGGACCTCGACCCTGTGTACGCCTGATCGGTCGCACTCGCCACCGTCCCAGACGTGCTGGAGTAGAACGACAGATCCCCCGTCGCATCCGTCCCCGGCTCAAGAAACGTGATCGTCGGCTGCGGAATGATCGCCAGCGCAATCGAGACCGTGATTTGGTTCGACTGCGCCCAAGTGAAGGTGCCAGTGGACCCAGCCGCGCCTTGCGCCGCCGCCGCGATGACCGTCGCGCAATCCCCGCCAGCTGGGTTATTCAAATGCTCGATCTGGTGGGTGATGGTATTCGGGTCGGTCGCATCCTCCAATGTGACGGTAACGTCGTTGTTGAGGTTACACACGCACAGCATCACCCAGCGGCCAGCGCCGAGGGTCGTAATCGCCGCATGCGTTTCATTCCCGCTGGCGTTGACTTCGACGCTTACGGCTTCCCACGGCGTTCCGACCAGCAACGTGCCGGCCGTGACCCACAAGGACGCCGAGCAGGACTCTGTCGCGCCCGTGCCGGTAATGGTCTTGCTGGCCGTGTCCGCCGTCGCGCGCCGATGAAACAGTTCCCCGCGGCCCGTGTTGTCGCCAGACCCCACCGAGGTCCAGACGCCGCCATCGTTGTCGGTGATGACCATCGACGCGGCGGCGCCCCTGTTCGCCACGAGCAGCCACAGGTGATCGCCGAGCACGGTCGTAGACGGAATCACGACCGTGAATCCGGTCGAGTTCGTCGTCAGAGCGGCACCTATGGCCGCACGGCTGGAGATCGCCATTACTCAAGCCACCAATTCGCGGGCGGGGTCACCCCAAGGGTCCACACTCCAGTGACGTTACGGGCGGGCCGCGGTGCGGGCGGCCGCTGTGCGACGCATCAGTTTATACGCCGCGACCGTCAGGCCGGCACGGCACGCCGGGCACAACACGGGTGCGCCGGGATCCCAGCCCCGTTCTTCGGCGAGCCCGTTCCAATTCAGCTCCGCCGCCGGGCGTCCGAGCACGTAATTCGACGGCCCGTCCTTCCGCTGGTCACGGGATCGGATGCGAAGCACCGCGCCGCAGAGCCCGACGGTCATCCCGCTGTGCTTGACGGGTCCGCCACACGTCCATTCGTGACTGTGGTCGAACCCTCTGATGGACCGGGCCACATCCTTCGGGATCTGCAGGACGACGGCCGGCGGCGGGGGCTGTGGCCCAAACCGCTGCTTCAGCGTCGCGATCCAATCTTTCGTAAACATGGCTCTACGCTCCCTTCAGCGCACCGCCGTTGGCTGGCGTGGCGAACTGGATCGTCACGCTGCCGCCGTTGGTGGGCGTATCCGTGATGTCGTACCCGGCGTACACTGGGGAGTCGGTATCGTTGGTGACGAACCGGTACAGGATGGCCCAGGTGATCGTTTCACCCGCCACGAGACTGGTAAACACCGGGTCCGTCGCATCCAGATACGCGAAGTCGTTGGTGTCATCTTCCGTGACCGTCTCCCCGGCGAGCGTCTGCCGGCTGTAGCCCCCGACGGCGATCTCGTTGGTCCCAGGCACGAGGTCGTTGACGACGTTGGTGTCCGGCGTCGGGGCCGACGACTTCAACAGCAGCATCCGCAGATCGGCCGCGTCGAGGTTGGCGTCCCCGGTGAAGAGTTCGTATTTGCAGCGATTCGTCACCAGATCGGCCATTGGGTTACTCCTTTTCGCGTGTCAGGGCCGCATCCCGCGTGGCCGCCCTGACGGCCGCGTCTTCAGCTCTGGTATCGCCACGAGCCGCCGCGCCTTCCGCCCTGGCATCGGCCTCTTGGGCAGTGACGAACTTCCGCACATCCGCGCCCACGGCTGACAGCTCGGCGCGTTCAGCGGCCGCCGCCGCCGCCGCGTCATGCAGCTCGACCGAATGGCGCTCGACTTCCTTGGCGCCCTGTTCCTTGAGCAGCGCCAACAGAATCTCATGCCGCTGTTGCATCTCCTGCTGGAGCATCCCGATCTGGCCGCGCATCGCTTCGAGCGCCCGATCCGCCTGGTGCCCGGTCGAGGCCTCAATCATCCGGCCTTCGACTTTCAGCCGCTCGATCTTCTCTTGCAGCCCCGCGCGGATGGCCGCAATCTCTTTCTGCCCGGCCGTCTTGATCGCGTCGGTCTCGAGGAGTTTCTGGGCTTCTTGCAGCGCCTGCATCGCCTGCTGGTGCTGTTGCTGCAACTGTTTGAACTGCGCCACGAACTGTGGCGGCACTTTCTCTTCGCCGAACTCTTTCCCCGGCGCCGGGAACGCGGCGTCGATGGCGTCAGCGACAAGATTCGCCCCCGAGAACCCCATCGCGCGGACCCAGGTCGCCGCGTAGGCGGGCACGAGGTTCGGCGCCGCCG